TGTTTTATTATTTCTATAAACTCTTTATTATTTTTATCTAAACTAACAGCAATAGTTTCATAATTTTTAATTCTATGTTTTGGATAAACTGCTAATGAATTATTATGAACTATTTTCTTAGTCTTATTAAAATTATTTTTAAATAACTTACCTAATTTGTTATTGCTAAATTTTGGAACAGTTTTATAATCATTATATGCAGTTACATTAATAAAAGTGTTTTTTATATTTTTATTTGTTAAATTATAATTTTTTTCAATTAAAATCATATTTTCATAACCATGACATATTGCTAATATTGGTATTTTATTATTACTATTATTAGCAAGTAATTTAATTTTTTTAACTATATATTTTTGTGTTAAAAAATGTTGCTTTATAAATTTATTATTATAAAAATTACCATTTTGACCTCCAGGAAACAAGAAACCATCCAAATTAGGTATTATTTTATTTAATTTAAATTTATTAATAGTATATGGTATTATAATATACTCAATTGAATTTTGCTTTAAAAAATTTATTAAATTTTCTTTTAAAAATATTTCATTAGAAATAGTATTTTTTATATATGGTGTTGCTAAAATACCTATTACTGGTTTGGTTTTATTCATATTATTATTAGTAAATATATTTACATTATAAAATGAAAAAAATAGTTGTTAATTACTAGTTATTCATAATTATTTTTTTTAGTAATAATTTCTAACCTTAATGGATACAAATTATTTATATATATTTTATAAAAAACTATAAAATATATAAATTATAAAATATATAAATTATAAAATATATAAATTATAAAATATATAAAATATATAAATTATAAAATATATAAATTATAAAATATATAAATTATAAAATATTTATATATTTTTAAAAAATCTTTTTTAACTATTAAATAACATTTACATTCTAGGGAAACCAACCAAATTAGCACCAATACCAAAACCAGCACCTGATCTAGCACTTACACCCATTGTTGGAATAAAAGTATCTAATATAGAGAATGTAGCTGCGGCCATTAAAGCAATAATAGCAATTTCTTCCATTTTCAATGGTTTTTGCGGAATGACAAAAGCAACTATTGCAACCATTAGACCTTCAATCAAATATTTTACTGCTCTTTTTACTAATTCACCCATACTGAAATTCATTTTGTTTTATAATAATACTCAAGAAAAAAATTATATTTATACACAATTTTAAATATTTTTATTTAATTAATAATATTTAAAATTACCTAAATATATAATTTAAATTTTAACATATTTAATTATAATTATAATTAAAGTTTGTTAAATTATAATTAAAATTTATTAATATAATGTTTAAATAAAATACTTAAAATCATATTAAAATACTATTTTATAAAATGTTTAATAAAAAATCTTCTAAATCTAAAGACAAAGACAAAGATAAAGATAAAGACAAAGACAAAGATAAATCAGTTAATAATTTAGAAAAAACCAAATATGTTGATTTATTAGATGAAGACAAACCTTTAAGCGGTCAAAAATACGTGTGCCTAAGTTTTATCTCTCCTGAAGACCATATTAAAAATAAAGAATTATTTTATTTTGAAAAATTTCTAAAGAACTTTGAGTTTAAAAAAACTTTTGAAAAATATACACAATTTTTGAATTTTTTAGCATACAAATATAATTTAGATTTTAATAAATTAAGCAAGGATATGGAGGAATTTGCAGAAGAGGAGAAAGAGAATCTATTTTTAACTACGTTAGATGATGAATATAAAACATTTATGGATGCTAAAGAAGAACAATTACAAAAAGAATATAATGAACTACATGAATTTCAAACAAATACTAGGGGTATTAAAGTGCGAGGAGTATTTGGTTCACAAGAAGAGGCAGAAATGAGATGTAAAATGTTAAGAGAACTAGACCCAAATCATGATGTTTATGTAGGAGCAGTCGGTATGTGGATGCCTTTTCATCCGGAAGCATATAAAACAGGACGCGTTGAATATTTAGAAAAAGATTTAAATGAACTTATGAGTCATAAGAAGAAAAATGATGAAATTTCTAAAGACCAATTTAAAGAACGTGTTAAAGAAAGTAAAAAGAAAGCAATTCAAGAAAATATTGCTAAAGCTCAAAAAGAAGGAAATAAATTAATGCAAACAATAGACGAAGAGGGCAATTTAATAAATGCGGATAGAATGGATGTTCCAGGTAAAAATTTGCTTTTTGGTGATAAAGAGGATGATGATGTATCTACTGCTGATTTGCGTAAAGAATTATTTGAGGCCGAAGATGTTATTGTAGGAAGAAAGAAGGATAACGATCACGGACTAGGAGAACTGCTAGACAGACAAAAAGAACGTGCAGAAAAAACAACGACACAAGAAGAATCAGAGCCTATTTCTGAATCTCCTAAAAATATTGATTAAATAAATACCATAAAGAAAATTATATAAAAGAAAATAAATCCATTACAAATATTTCAAATATTTCAAATATTTATAATATTTAATTAAAAAAATATTATAAATTAATTATTACCATTTTGTTTTGCGTACATTAATTTTTGGGCCTTTTTTCTTATCTCTAATATTTGGGTCATACATTTCTTCTTCATTATCAGAGTCTAAATTTTTGCTAATTTCCCAAAATTCTTTTGAACCTAATTTGAAAGTTTTATGGTGGTCTGCTTTATACCAAAAAATTTGGTCTTGTAATTTATTGGATTTTGCATTATTATTTATTACTAAACATTCAAAATTTTCTGTACATTGATCCATAACTTGACAAAAACTTTCAAAAGTTGGAAACATACCAGCATAATTTTCATAAATTCTTCGTCTATTTGCTATATATGGTTCACGTAAAATAAACACATAATCAATATTTGTACGTAAATTTGGAGGAATACCTAAAGGATATTGCATAGTAATAACAAGCATTATTTTCCAATGACGCCCATTCATAAAAAGAAGACGCATCATTTTATCTTTAGTCCAACTGCCATCATATAAACAATCATCTAAAATAACAAATGCACGAGGATCTATATTTGATTTTTTATAAACTTCTATTTCTTTTTTTACTTGCTTCAATACTGTTTTTTGTCGCTTCAAAATATTTTCTATAATAGCAGTATTGTATTCATCGTGAATAAAAAGTTTCGGAACATGTTCAGCATAAAAACCATTACCTGCTTCAGTTCCACTAATAACAGTTCCTATTGGTATATCTTGATGATAATAAAGAAGATCTCTAACTAAATATGATTTTCCTGTATCACGACGACCAATTAAAACAATAACAGGACCTTTATTTTCATCTGGTCTAAAACTAATTGTTTTAATATCAAATTTTTTTAATTCTAATGTCATTATTGTTTACTAATAATATTATATAATCTAAGATTTAAACTAAATAATACAAAAAATAATCTAAGATTTAAACTAAATAATACAAAAAATAAATAGTATATTTAGTAATATTTAGTAATATTTAGTAATATTTAATAATATTTAAAAATATTATTTGTGTTATAAATAAGAAAAATAAGTATTTTTAATTTATTAAATGGAATTAAACTATAGAAAAAATAATAACAAACCACTTTTTGAAAAAATTAGCAACAATAATTTTTTAGATATAACAAATGTCCAAAATTATTTTCCATTATATAATAATTATTTTGATTTAAATAGCAATAATTATAATGCTATTAATCTAAATAATAGTTATAGATTAGAAGATATATCTGAAAAAATAAATTATAATAAATTTGTAGGTGATATATGTGATATATGTAATAATGTATGTAGCAAAAATATTTTTATAAAGTTTAGTCCATTAATAGATCCAGTTAAATATATGTTAGGTAAATATGATAATAGTTATAATATTTTAGAATTACCTAAATTTTATAATAGTACTACTATTAATAATAGTGACTATCATACAAAATATAAAAAAATATTGGATCCAAATAACTCAGCATATATAGATGGTTTTTTTTCATTTTTATCTAGTTGCTTATTGAATAACTATAGTTTTTATAATGGATTAAATTATTATGGTGCATTTTTAGGAATAAAAAATAATTTTAAAGTTAATATTTCTGAAGATTTAGAATTTTTAAATGAATCAGACTATTTTCATAAATACAGAGATAATCTATTCAAAATTGAAGCAAGTGAAAAAATGAAAAATATTTTTGGCAAAACTAACAAATATAAAAAATCATTATTAATAAATGATAACAATAGTGATTTAACTAATAATTTAACAAACGAAGATTTAAATATCCAAGATTTAAATATCCAAGATTCAACTATCCAAGATTTAAATATCCAAGATTCAACTATTAAAGATTTAGATAGTATTGAAGTATGTAGCTTAGAAAACAAATTTTTAATAAAAGAAGAATTAGAATTGACATATGAAAATTTGGATATTTTAGATAAATCATCTACTAAATCAAGTAATTATAATACAAGCAAAAATGAAACAACTAATTCTGAGTCTTGTTCTTCTAGATCATCAAATACAGAATCATTAGACTCAAACAAAACCGAATCAGATGAATCAAGCAGCGAAGAAAGTGAGGATGATGATGAAGATATATTTTGTTCAATAGATAAATTTCCAGTTGAAATTATAGTATTAGAATGTTGTGAAGATACATTAGATTCTTATATTTCAAGTAAAAAAATTAAAGATGATGAATGGGAATCTATTGTTTTACAAATATTATTTACATTAATTACATATCAAAAAGTTTTCCATTTTACTCATAATGATTTACATACAAATAATATTGTATATGTAGCAACAGAAAAGAAATATTTATATTATAAATTTAATAACACACATTATAAAGTTCCTACATTTGGTAAAATATATAAAATAATCGATTTTGGAAGAGCTATTTATAGATTTAAAAATAAATTTATATGTAGTGATAGTTACTCGCACGATGGAGATGCTGCAACACAATATAACTGCGAACCTTATTTAAATGAAAATAAACCACGCTTAGATCCAAATTATAGTTTTGATTTATGTCGCCTGGGATGTAGTTTATTTGATTATTTTATTGATGACTTAGAAGATATTAAAAAATTAAAGTCTCCTATAAAAAAATTAATGATTGAATGGGTTTTTGATGATAAAAATAAAAATATATTGTATAAAAATGATGGTTCTGAGAGATACCCAGATTTCAAATTATATAAAATGATAGCACGTAGTGTTCATAAACATACCCCACAAAATGTATTAAAGAAACCACTATTTGAAAAATATCAAATAGCAAAAAAGAAAATCAATAATCCAGAAGCAATATTTAATATTGATGAGTTACCAATTATGGTGTAAAAATATATTTTATATTTTATATTTTATATAAAAATATAAAATATAAAATATTAAAAATCTGGTTCATTTGTAAATGCACTTAAAGACTCTTTTGAATTTCCTATTATTTCATTAATATTAAGTTGTTCTAAAGCAAATAATGATACCATACTGCATAAAAATACTATTAAACTATCCTTTGTCACATTTTTCAATGTGTTTTCTTCTTTAGTTATATATTTCATATCTATTATTTTATATATCATAAATATAATACTTATTGCTAATGATGGTAGTATAAAATTCATTTATTATTAGAAAACAAATGAATTTTATATATATAACGAATTAGTTTATTTTAATTCTTCTATATCTAAATCTAACTCCAAATCTGATTTTTCATCATCTGTGCTCAATTCGGTTTTTAAATCTAAAATATCTAATTCTAATTCATCTGGATCATTTTTAATATTTTTAATATTTAACTCACTTGATTTAATATTCAATTTATCTATTTTTAATTTATAATTATCTTCTATATCAGAATCATCATTGGATTCATTATTAGATTCATCGGTCGAATTATTACTGGAATTAGATTCTAATTTTGATAATAATGAATTTATATTTATATCTTTATTCTTATTTGATATTTCTAAATTATCTTCATTTAAATCTTTTGTAGCATTTTTAATTGCTTTCTTTAAATTTGTTTTACTTTCTTCTTTTATTTTTTCAAGTGCTTCTTTTTTTATTTTTTCTAATTCTTTAATTTCTTTTAATTTATTAAGTTTCTCTAATGCTTCTTTATCTGTGACAATTTCTTTCTTTTCTTCTACTTCAACATCTGTTTCTTGTGTCTCATCTAAATACATTTGTAATATATGTTCAATAGGAATGCTCTCTCTTATTGTATTTAAAATACATTCTTTTACTATTAATTCTAATTCTCTATTATTTTTTTGCGTTTGTAATGGTTTAATATTTATTTCAAATAAATATATATTAACATAAACTTTTCGGGCAACATTTATATATGTTTTATGTATAAATTTACATAAGTCAGGTATATCTATATTAATTTTTTTTTGTTTTAATCCTACGCGTGATGATGTTAATGATTTTAATTGAGTAATGTGAACGCAAGATAATAAATCTTCTAAATAGTTACATGCGCTTGATGTAATTATTCTTTGTTTCTCGTTTTCAACTATTTCAGAACTCCATTTTGGTATATTATTTAAAAAATTTTGAAATGTCATTAAATATTTAGACTCTTCATCGTTTTCTTTACAAACATTATATGCTTCTGAAAAAACAGACCTTAAACCTTCAATAATACATGGTGTTAACGTATTAGTTAATCTAGCACACCACTCATTTTTGGATTCAATTATTGTTGATAATGTATAATCATCCATATTTATAATTTAAATTTTATTTTTTAAATAAAATTCAAACTAAATTGTTTATTAAATTATTTATACTAAATACTAAATATTATTAAATATTGAAAATTTAATAGTACAATTATTGTTATAAAAATATAAAATAATAAATATTAAAAATTCTTCACATCTTATTTCTTTCTTATAAATATCAAAAAAAAATACAAATTTTGAGAAGTCAGATTTAAAATTGGAACAATTTGTAAAATATTCTAATAAATTATTAGCACTAATGCCTTTATTATATATTAATGAACTATAATTAATTAATAGGTTATTTATAGAATTACTACTTAATTCTTTCATAGCATTATCTAAATTTTTAATGATTATGCCAAGTTTACTATTAAATTTATAATTATTATTATTGCTATTATTATTTATTGTTAATGACTTATAAATACTGTTTAGATTGTTAATATTGCAAAATATTTCACAAAATCTAGATAATATTGGTTTAATAATTTTTGACTTATTTGCTGTTACAATAAAAAATTTTGTATTATTATATATTTCTATCGATCTTCGTAGTGCTGATTGAGCATCTAATGTTAAACTATCAGCATTTAATAAGACAATAGATTTGAAATTTGTTATATTTTTATGAATTATTGTATTTGCAAAAAATCTTAAATTGTCTCTTATAAATTTTATGTTCCCTTTCCCCAAACTACAATTCAATATTAGTGTATTATTTTCAATATTTTTATAATTTTTATAAATATATAATAATAATTGCTCCAGTAAAGTTTTTTTTCCAATTAAATTATTTCCATATAGTAATAAATTTGGTAAATTATTTTTGTCATGTAACTCTTTCAAATTTTGTAACATTATTTAAAAGTAAAAAAAAATATTTAAATTATAATATAATTACATATCTAATACTATTTAATATAAATTATTTATATTACATATTTATATTACATATTTATATTACATATTTATATTACATATTATATTACATATTAAATATAACATAATATATAACATAATATGTTATCTATATGTTATATATATATTTTATTATCTAATTTTACAGAGTTATCATTTAAATTATTTGAAAAACATACTAATAAAATAATCAATATTATTGATAAAAATTTATTATATAACAATAATAATCTTAATAATAATCTTAATATTTATTATGAAAAAAGAATTAAATCAAAAAAGCGTATTATTTCAAAAATACAAAAATATAAAATACCATACGATATATATGGATTAAGAATTATATATGATGATAATACCAATTACTATAATACTAATATTGCCTATAGTATTAAAAATATTATATATGAAAATTTTAATACACTAGATTATATATATGATGATTATATTGAGAAACCTAAGAAAAATAATTATCAAAGTTTACACGTTTATGTAGTAACTGCTTTATTAATAGAAATACAAATAAGAAATAGCAATATGCATAATATATCTATTAATGGAAGTGCTTCACACTACTATTAAATTTAAATAAATTATATTAATATATTTATTTAAATTAGTAATATGACTGATACACAAAATATAGATGATAGTGAAAAATTAAATATAATTTTTAAAGAAATATTGGGGTTTCCATCTACATCTGAAAAAATTAGTTATTATGAAGAAGTAAATACCAAATTTAATACTTATACATTAAGTGAAAATGTATTATTAGAAAATATTACTCAATATCCAGATTTTGATACATCTGGTAATGTTAAAAGTGCTAATGAAATAGGATTAAATCCTAGCGATTTTTATAATTATTATTATAATCCATTAAATAAAGCACAAAGTAGTATTGTAGATGATAGTACAGGAACGGTTAGAAGATTTAAATATCTAAAATTACAACAAACATACGGAACAGAAAATTCAAATTATGGAGCATCTTGGTTTAAATTAGATATTTCATATAATAATGTTTTGGAAGACTCTTTACAATATAATTATAAATCATATTATGATTTCACAGATGGTAATGCTTTAAAATTCCCTTACTTATATGAAGTTTTTACTGAAAACTCATTACAATCTTCAACTGTTTTACAAAATTTACCATTTGGTATTCAAGGTGGAAATTGGATTTATAATTATAAGAATGGTATTTTATTTTTTTCTGATTTTAATAACTTAGCTCAGCAAAATATATATGGTGGAATTTATAATATAACTAATAATAATAAACCTGTAATTAGCGTATATAAATATATAGGAAAAAAAAATATTAATACTCTTACAAGAGACATAGACAATTTGAAAAATTCATCTAATATTAATCCTGGCATTAATAATATTTTTACTAAATTATTAATTTATACTCAAAATTTGACAAATAAAATTTCTAAATTAGAAGATACAGCATATACTAATACTTCTAATAAAATACAATTTAGTAGTGTTAATTTTACAACAACCACTGGTAATTTAATAGATTTAAGTAATTCATTTTTTAATACAATTACTATTTACAATACTAATAATAGTACTACTAATATTTTAGTAAATATTAATGCTACTTTATACTGTAGTCATGGTAAACATGAAAGAATAACAGTGCAAATATGGAGAGACTTAAGCATGATTGCACAACATATAAATTTAGGTTCAACAAATGATACTGGTGGTATGACAATTCCTTATAACTTAACATATTTAGATGAAAATATTAGTTGTGGTATAAAAAAATATTACTTAAAATATCAATTAGAAACTACTCCTGTTAGTAGTCATCCCCCCCAAGGTATTATTAATGTTAGAACTTCTCTTACACAAGGTTCATCTGATATAATATTACGAGAAATTAAAATTAAAACTAATTATAGAAATACTATTATTTTCACAAACAAATTATTATTTGATGCTAATAATTATACAACACTAACTGCTAATATAATAGATTTAAGTAATTCATTTTATAATACAATTACTTTATGTAATACAATTTACATTTTAATAAATGTAAATCTTACTTTGGCTTGTAGTTATGCATATAATGAAAGAATTACTATAGAATTATGGAGAGATTTAAGTATGATTATGCAAGATTCTATTTTTGGTTCATCAAATGCTACAAGTGGTTTAACTATGTCTTATAATTTTACTTATTTAGATGAGAATTTTAATAATAGTCCTAAAAAATATTATATAAAATACAAATTAGATAGTAATAATAGTAATCAAGAGCAAGGTATAGTTAATGTTAGAACGTCTACAATAAACGGTTCTTCTAATATTTTATTAAAAGAATATCAAAATATATATAATTTTGCTTACAATAACGTTTTTAATAGCACAGAGTTTACTAATACTACTTTAACAACTAATACTAATAATTTAATGGATTTAAGCAACTCTTTTTATAATATTATAAATCCATGTAATAATAGTAATATTTTAGTAAATGTTAAAGCAAGTTTATATTGTTCTTATGCATATAATGAAAGAATTACTATAGAATTATGGAGAGATTTAACTATGCTTACGCAAGATTGCAGTTTGGGAACACTTAATGCTGCTGGTGGATTAAATTTGTCTTATAATATGACATATTATGATGAAAACATTAATAGTGGTCCAAATAAATACTACTTAAAATATAAATTAGATAATAATAATAGTGCAAAAGATCAGGGACTTATTAATATTAAAACCAATAATAATAGTTCATCTAGAATTCTATTGAGAGAAATTACAAACGCTCATAATATTTCTAATAAAACAATATTTGACAATACAAATTTTACTACATCCACTAGTGAACTAATAGATTTAAGTAATAGTTTTTACAATACTATTAATATATGTAATAATAATACTAATATTTTAGTTAATGTTAAAACAACTTTATATTGTAGTTATGCTTACAAAGAAAGAATGACAATAGAATTATGGAGAGATTCAAGTATGATTATACAAGATTGTAGTATTGGAATTATAAATGTTACAAATGGGTTAAGTATTCCATATAATTTGACTTATTTAGATGAAAATATTAATAGTGGTACAATAAAATATTATTTAAAATATAAATTAGAGAAGAACATTACAGGAAAACAAATGGGAATAATTAATGTTAGAACTTCTTTAATAAACGGTTCATCGGGTATTATTTTAAGGCAAATATAAAAATTTAAAAACCGTCAAATTTAAAAACCGTCAAATTTAAAAACCGTCAAATTTAAAAACCGTCAAATTATAAAATGTAAAATGTAAGATAATATTATATTTTATAATTCTATTTATATAATGTCGGGAATGATTTTTAACAGTCCGGAAGATAATTATATATTTACTGGTTCTAATTTTAGAGCAGGTATTGATGTTAGTAATTTAAAATTATCAAAAGGTAATAATACATATATTGATATATGGGAGAATTATATAGATATTAGTGCAAGTAGCGTATTTATAAATAATCAAAAAATAGTCACTTCATCTTCATCAAGTACTGTTACTTTGGGAAATATAGTAGTTACTGAAAAAACTATATTACATGATTTAAGCGCAGGAGCAACAGATATTAGTTCTAGATTAAATGTTGCTGGACCAACTAGATTATTAGATACATTAAATGTAGCAGGTGATGTTTCATTTGGAGGATATACTTTATATGTTCCTTCTATGTTTACAATAGATCCCGCAGGACAAGATAATAATGGGACTGTTAGAATTAAAGGCGATTTAATTGTTGAAGGATTAACTACCACTATTAATTCTAGTGTTGTAGACATAAGTGATAAAATGATAGTATTAGCTTCAAATGCTAAAAATTCGTATGAAGCAGATGGTGCTGGTTTTGAAATATCCGGAGCAAATGTTAATTTTTTATATAATAACACACTTAAAACATTTGTATCATCAATAGGAATCAGTATTTCAGGAAATTTAAATCCATTAAATAACAATATTGAAAGTTTAGGCGAATACAATAAACTATGGAATAATGCTTATATAAATAATATGAGCGTAGGTTCTATTGATATAAGTGTTAATTTAAATCCTCTAAATGCTAACAGTTCTAGTTTAGGTGCTAGTAATAAACTATGGGGCAATGCTTATATATGCGATTTAAGTGTGACTTCTATTGATGTAAGTGTTAATTTAAATCCTCTAAATGCTAACAACTCTAGTTTAGGTGCTAGTAATAAACTATGGGGTAATGCTTATATACGCGATATAAGTGTAAGTTCTATTGATGTAAGTGAAAACTTAAATCCTTTAACTAATGCTAGTGGAAGTTTAGGTGCTAGTAATAAACTATGGGGCAATGCATATATACGTGATTTAAGCGTTAGTTCTATTGATGTAAGTGTTAATTTAAATCCCTTAACTAATGCTAGTGGAAGTTTAGGTGGTAGTAATAAACTATGGGGCAATGCATATATACGCGATTTAAGCGTTAGTTCTATTGATGTAAGTGAAAATTTAAATCCTTTAACTAACAATACTGGAAGTTTAGGTGTTAGTAATAAACTATGGGGCAATGCTTATATACAAGATCTAAGTGTAAGTTCTATTGATGTAAGTGTTAATTTAAATCCCTTAACTAACAATACTGGAAGTTTAGGTGCTAGTAATAAACTATGGGGCAATGCTTATATACATGATGTAAGTGTAAGTTCTATTGATGTAAGTGTTAATTTGAATCCTTTAACTAACAATACTGGAAGTTTAGGTGCTAGTAATAAACTATGGGGCAATGCTTATATACGCGATGCAAGTGTAACTTCTATTGATGTAAGTGAAAACTTAAATCCTTTAACTAACGCTAGTGGAAGTTTAGGTGCTAGTAATAAACTATGGGGTAATGCTTATATACGTGATGTAAGTGTAACTTCTATTGATGTAAGTGTAAACTTAAATCCTTTACATGCAAATAATTCTAGTTTAGGTGCTAGCAATAAACTATGGGGCAATGCTTATATACGTGATGTAAGCGTAGGTTCTATTGATGTAAGTATAAACTTAAATCCCTTATATGCAAATAATTCTAGTTTAGGTGCTAGCAATAAACTATGGGGTAATGCTTATATACGTGATGTAAGTGTAACTTCTATTGATGTAAGTGTAAACTTAAATCCTTTAACTAACAATACTGGAAGTTTAGGTGTTAGTAATAAACTATGGGGCAATGCTTATATACAAGATCTAAGTGTAAGTTCTATTGATGTAAGTGTAAACTTAAATCCTTTAACTAACAATACTGGAAGTTTAGGTGCTAGTAATAAACTATGGGGCAATGCTTATATACGTGATGTAAGTGTAAGTTCTATTGATGTAAGTGTTAATTTGAATCCTTTAACTAACAATACTGGAAGTTTAGGTGCTAGTAATAAACTATGGGGCAATGCTTATATACGCGTTGCAAGTGTAACTTCTATTGATGTAAGTGAAAACTTAAATCCCTTATATGCAAATAATTCTAGTTTAGGTGCTAGCAATAAACTATGGGGTAATGCTTATATACGCGATGTGAGTGTAAGTTCTATTGATGTAAGTGAAAACTTAAATCCTTTAACTAACGCTAGTGGAAGTTTAGGTGGTAGTAATAAACTATGGGGCAATGCATATATACGCGATTTAAGCGTTAGTTCTATTGATGTAAGTGAAAATTTAAAGGTAGTTGGTCATACTAGATTATTAGATACATTAAATGTAGCAGGTGATGTAGTATTTGGAGGGTCTACTTTATATGTTCCTTCTACATTTACAATTGAACCTGACGGACAAGGTAATAGTGGAACTATTAGAATAAATGGCAGTTTAGAAGTTTTAGGAACAACTACCACTATTAATTCCAGCGTTGTAGACATAAGTGATAAAATGATAGTTTTGGCTTCAAATGCTAAAGATTCATATGAAGCAAATGGTGCTGGTTTTGAAATATCAGGAGCAAATGTTAATTTTTTAT